GTGTTCTAACACAACCACAAGATTTACTATTTTTACCTTGTGAATAAACCCACACACCACCATTATCTGGACATATATCCCTATACCAAAACAACATTTTACTGTCCTTAGTTCCAGAATTTATCCTCACTACACTACTTTCAGGTACTGCCTGACCTAAAGAATTGACTTTAAGGTTAGTATTACAAAATTCTACTATATCATTATTATTTTGTGTAAGTATTAAACTATTAAAACTGTCTATTGCAGATAATAAAAGTTTAAAATTTTCTATTGTATTTTCTAAATCACTAAGATTATTTCTCTTAGTATTAGGTAATAAAATTTCTGGTTTCCCTGGTGCCACAGGCATTGGGGGTATTTTATTTCCTGTATTACCTTTTTCATAATCATAGATTATACCATACATGTCCCAAGCTGCGGAAGTGTAAGAACCAAAATTACCATACCCAGCACCCTTATTTAAATTTACACCATTAACCCATTTTAAATTTTTACTATCTAACCAATCTTGAAAATCTTTAACATTATCAGGTTTTATTTTCTTTTTATAATCATAACTTATAGAAGTTTCATCACTTTTAGTATGACTTTTACCAAAAGGGTTGTTTTTATCAAAGTATTTTGTATCTAATTTTAATGGTCTAGGGTAATTTTCCTCTTGTCTAACATTAACATTATAAGAAGGGTGATAAATATTGTTTTTTGTATAATATTCAGATTCTTTTGCAATAATTTTAAATAAAAAATTTTCATTCCATTTATTTAATTCATTTTTATATTTTTGATATTTTTTTCTATATTCTTCTTCGGCTTCTTTAACAGAAGTTTTCCATTCCTCTTGATATATAATACTTAATAAATCAGTTTCTAATGCATCTTTATATTTAAAGTATTCCTGTATTACCCATCCAGGATTAAAAATATTAGTAGTACCAATACCTATACTATTACTATTATAAGAATTTCTATTAAATACTTTACTAATATCATTGCTTGTTAACCATTTTTTATCAATAAGTAAAATTGATCCATCCCACTTAGATAAACTTTTTAAGTTATTAAACTTATTCAGCACCTTATTCCAATTTAAAATATACCCCTCAAATTCTTTATGTAACGGATTAACTCTTTTATCACCCAATTCCGAATCCTGTTTCCAGGTGTATACTACCCCTTTATACTTTGAGGAGCAATTACCCATATAACAATCTGAGAATTTAGTTACTTCACACCAATCAATAGATGGATCCAAACCAGATATACTACCACCAATTATGTTTTTAGGTTTGCATGGTACATTAATAGTACCTGGAATCATATCTAATGATAACTCACTATTGGGATTTATTGGATCTGTGTCTAAAGTTTGCACTTCATTTAAAAAAACCCTTTTATATTGAGATTCCGATATAATAATTTTTCTACTCATACTTTATTTTGGGGATAAAACAAATATTCCCGAATCCTTTTCTTGATCTTTAGATTTTTGTATCACAATATCATATTCATTAGGATTAACATTTATTGCCTTATAAACATTTTTTTCATATTTAGGGTTAAATTTACCAGCTTTACCTTTTGTATTATCTAATAATGGTGCAACACCCTTCCCTTTAAACCTAAATTTATTATTCTTAACTTTTTTAATCCAACCTATATGATTATTATCATCACTAATTATTTTATAAACTTCTCCTTGAACCGCATTAGAAACTTTCTCAGGCATAGGTATTTTCCATGTTTGTAATAAAGTATCAATTTTACCTGACCACCCTTCTTTTTCATAAACATTATAAAAATTACTTAAACACCACTCAATACGCTCAATATATTCTTTACCTGTATGAGCATTACCACCCTTATCATCAAACTCATAATTTTCTAACTCTCGTCTCGTTTTACCATTTTTAGACAATTTAATCATACTATTCAAAAGTCTTCTACAAACCGCTTTATTATTAATAATGTCAACTCTATCTAGTTTCATACCTAAGACACTTAACCCACCTCTTTCAGATTCTATGTCGGATCTAGATTTATTAAAATCTTTTTGATCCATTCCTTGTCCTTTGGCTTCTGTACCTGTACCACCTCTTTTTTTATTTAATGAACCATCATCCTGCTTTTCGTTTTCACCTTCACTATCCCCACTTTTTTTATCGTTTTGGTTATTTATTTTTATTTCTTCAGGTTTGTTTTTTACTGGTTCACTCTCTAACTCCCCTTTAATTTGTTCAGGTTGATTTTTAGTATCTAAAGTTGGGGCGTTTTTAAACATATCTAATGACTTTACCCAATCAGAAGTAGGTAATGGATTTCCATTATCATCTAAAACCTCTTGATTTACAATTGTTTTACTAAGTTTATTGATATCGTCAGAGACATCTTCATTTAAATCAACAGATTCATTCTTATTAGTAAATTTTTTAATTATCGCTTTTAGAGTTTCCTCACCAACAACACCATCTACCTTAAGTCCGTTGTTTTTTTGGAATTCTTCTACTTTACCTTTAGTAATATTACCGAATTTATTGTCAACAGGTTCTATTTTTAAAAGGTTTTGTAATGCACCAACGTCTTCACCTTTGGATCCCAATTTAAGAACATTTCCCTCAGATAAAACTTCTTCCTGTTCCACTAAATTACCGAACATCCTTTCTTCAGTAAATAAAGATTTAATCCTTTTTATTTCTTCATTTAAGTTATTAATTCTTTTCATAATAAATTTTTTTATATATATAATAAATATATCTAAATAACAAAAAATCCTCATCAAATTAATGATAAGGATTTTTTTTTTAAATTAAATAATGTTATTTTTAATTATAGATTATCATATTCACCACCACCAAAGATAGTCCTATTAGTTAACTTATCATCATCATCGTCATCATCATCGTCATCATCATATTCAGAATTATACAATAAATCCTGACAAAAAGATATTATTGATTGCAAATAATAAGATCTATCACGATCAGACATCTCCATCAAATCATTTTCAATATCATCAAATATTCCGTACTCACCCAAAGGAGAATCATCCTCAGATTCTTCAACAAGATTACCAGATAATCTACTTTCACCAAAAAGAGACTTAATTCTAACTATCTCTTCAGTTATGTTATTTATATTCTTTTTCATATTATATACTTTAATTAAATGTTAATAAAAAATCCCTTTTATATATAAATATATATATAAAAGGGAAAGTCTTATATTCGATGAAGGAATTCTAAAACACGTTTATCGCCCTATCAAACCTGAGCGTACATGTAATATCCGCCAAATCAGAAGATGAATAATCTAATGAACCAAAATCTGCGTCATTCAATTGCGTACCTTGTAGGATCCATTTCTGAACAACAACACCTGTTGGGTCTAACATCTCTAATTCTACGTCTTTCTTATAACCCGCTGCGTAACCTTGTCTACCTGTTACAGTTTCAGAGTGTAAACGTACCCATTCCATCAACGCTTGTGTTGCGGAAGGTCCGATAGGATCTCTAAATGTTACGGAAATAGATTCCCAATTAAATCTACCAATCACATAAGTAGATGTATTTAAAAATGGAATTTCCACTTCCTGACTCGTATATTTAGGTCTAGATGTTGTAGAAACCCACCATTCTTGAATTCCCAATTCATCTGGGAATCTCAAAATAAACCTATTCTTTCTTAACGGTTCGTAAGGAACAGGCATTCTCATTAATAAATCTGCCATTTTTTTCTTTTTTAATTCTTTGTTATAGTTATTATCTTATTTATTATATAAATATTCAGTTTTTAAAAAAAATTATTTTTTAATTATTATTCTTTTCTTTTTAGTATCTTTTGGATCTGATGTATCATAAATAATAAAATTAATTTCTGGGTATAAATTTTTTAATTCATTTCTAATTAAATCTTCTATAACTTCTACATTACTTTCATCATCATCACTAAATCCAACACTAATACCTTCAAATTCTTCATCATCTTTAATTTTAGATATTTGATTTACCACTCTGTCTACAAAACTTTTAAACGCAATTTTTTTACCCTCCTCAGGTTTAGTACCACTAACATCTAACCCAAATTGATTCGCAAATTCTACTGAAGATACTGGATGATAATCTTGTAAATTTAAATACTCATCTATTGTCAACCCATTAAGATTTTTTTCCATCTCTTTTCTTTCAGTAAAACTAAGTGCATTGTTTATTATAATTTTAATTCCTTCTTTAATTGCCTGTGGTGGATTAGATCTTGCGGTAATAATAGAAAAGTCACTACCACTTATTAATGCCTCCCTAAATTTTTGAAAACTTGGACCTAATCTATTATGAGATAACGCATTTTTTGTATCGTTAATAAACGCATCATAATCTCTAAAATCTTTAAACGCTTGTAATATGTCGTTATTTGGGTATCTAAACTCAGATCCCAATTTATGTCTAATACTTCTAAATTGTTCTGTGGATACTGATACGGGTGCCCATACACCGACATTATTAAGGTTGTATTCTAAATAAATTCTTGTTGGCATGATTAATATATTATCATCCCAATCAAATGAATAAGATTTTTTTTTAAACTCCTTTAATAATTTATATTGTGATTCTGTAAGTTTAATATTCATATAATATAAATATTGTCTATAAATAAAAAACCCACCATAGGTGGGTTTTAAATTTAATTTTTAATATTTTTAAGCGAACACATTTGGTACGGTAAAAAGACAATTAGCAAAATCTCCACCTTTTTTCATTAATATTTGTGCCAATTCTTTGATGTCTTTAACATTAGTAAGTTCTTTCTCAGACATTCCTGCTTTATTTGCACAACATTTTGCCTTATCTAATGCAGATTCTCCTGCAAATTTAGGTAAACAATCGTCACTTTCATTTAAATACCTCTTTGCAATTCTACGTAAATCACTTTCTGAAAGTGTAATTACTTTTCCGTTTTTTTTAATTTTCATCTTTTTATTATTTTAGTCATTATTATAAATGGGGAGAAATTAATCTCCCCCATAGGTTATTTATTAAATATCATCAAACGATGCTCCTGTGTTAGTGATGTTGAACTCGATCGAAATGAATTCTAATGATCTCGTTGGTTTAATAAAGATTCTACCGTTAAGTTCGTTTCTATCAATAGACTCTGGTGTGTCATCCAATACAACTCTAAAGTCAGTTAAACCTCTCTCTTTTCTAATGTTATCCAAAATTGGGTTAACCAAACTTAAGAATTGATTTCTTACAACATCATCATTTTGTTCGAATAACAATCTGATTGACACCGCTGAAATAAGTTTTCTCGCTTGTAACAACAATCTTCTAACATTGATTCTGTTAAGTGCAGTTTCTTTAACTTGTAGTGTTTTATTACCGAAGATTACAACTCCTACATCTGAGAATGTCGCCATTGGGTTAATTCTTCCTTCGTATAAGTCATCTCTATCATCTAACTTAAGTTTAACTCTCGCTTTTATTGCGTTTGTCGTACCTCTATTTAAACCTGCCGCTGCGAACCAAGGGAACGCCACATTATCGGTAAGTGCGATGTTTCTCATAACTTCTAATGTAGGTGGTAACCATACATATCTGTTATTTTCTGTATCATTCATCTGTAACCACGGCCAGTATGTAGCGGAGTAGTTAGAATCGATTGCCGAATCTTCTATAATATCTACCGCTTCGTCTGGTGTAAGTACTTGTCCATCTGCATCTGTATCAGGTGTTGTGATAACATAAAGTGAATCCGCTCTATCAACCTCTACCATATCAACAGCGTTGTTTACTAAACCAATATTATCTCTAATGTCAATACCTGGTGTTGCGAATACGTTAATGTTAACCGCTTCAGGGTTGTTAAAAGTGTAAATACCATTTAAGTATGCGTAGTAGTCAGAAGTAATCCCTTGATCACCTTCAGTTGTCACAAACGTTGAGAATGTTCCATTTGTTAATCCTATAGAACCTTTAGAACCTGTTTTAGTATAATTGTCAGTATTAGTTCTTTGTAATCTATATACATCCCATCCGTCCCATCCACCGAATGATGTGAATGTGAATTTTCTTGCTGATAGTTTCTCATAAGGTCCACCTACCAAACTAGCTTCATTTGTAAACGCTGACACACCAACTTGTAGTGTAGGAATATAACTATCATCTCCTAAATTGACTTCCGCACCATTTGCGTTTACGTCTAAGTGGAAACCATCTGTTTTCCCTGTAAATACACCGTTATTAACTGCGTTTTTACCTTTGTAGTCAAAGAAGTCTTGATCCACACCAATTTCAGAATTTAAACCTAAATAAGTTCTTCTTAATTGTGCGGTAGTCAATGATGATGGATATTCTGTTTTATATTCGATTTTTGGTGGTAGAGAATTTCTACTTCCAATATAAGTTCTATTCAATACACCTTCAAACCCTGCAGGTACTCTACTTGCTAAACTAGGATCGTTTTCATCATACAACTCAACCATAATATATCTACTTCTCAATGGATATTCTCCGTTAGATGTACCAATCTTTCTACCGATATATCCTGTTGCGTTTACATCTAAAGTAATGTTTGAGAATTTCTCTACTACATTAGGGTTAGCGTCAGTATCATTAAAACTTCTAACTAATAAGTCAAATGTTCTATTATCGGGTCTGATATTAACGATTGAGAATTTAACGTCTTCATTCGCTGCGTTACCATCAGATATTGTAATGAATCTAAATAGTCTTTGTAACGTTGCACCAGTTCCTGTACCCATTAGTTCTGAAAGAACCCAAGGTGATGCCGCAGATTTCCATTGTTCTTGATAGTTATTTAAGTTACCTGTATTAGACGAATCTCCACTAATAGTGTTGAAGTCAATATCTAAACCTCTAACTTGATTTTTAGCGATTAAGTCTACCAATACATTTTCATAGATTTCCTCAACCCATAATTCAGTTTCTTTATCTTGTGCAGAAGAACCAAATACTCTAGGTAAATAATTCTTTTTAGTTCTATCCATAGATACATCATAACTAAATGTACTACCATTTGTTGCAGTACCACCAATAGTAAATGATGCCAATGCATTACTTTTTATATTTGTAGTATTACTCATTGTTGTAGAGTTACCTGTAACTTCGAATACCAACTCCTCATCTGAGTTGTAAGTACCTCTAGATCTCAATGTCGCAATAACACTACCATCGATGTCTGTTAAACAAGTTGCAGTATAACTAACAACAGTACCTGTAGTGGCACCAGTTACGTAACTTCCTGTAGTCCCTGTTTCAGTAATCTCCATATCAAAAGTACCACCACTAAAGTTACATCCTGTTTTAACATATTTTGGTGATGTTAGCGAAATTGTTGATCCAGTATCTAATAACCCTAATGTCGTAAATAATGAACTAATTTGTCCATCATCATAAAGTGCTTCTAAATTAGAATCTGACCAACTTAAAGCGACAGGGTTACCAGTTGTTTCAGCGGTATAAGTTAAAAGAGGTCCTGTATAAGTGGATGCACTCGCTACAGTATCTGGATCTTCTGCAGAATCTAATGTGATTGCCCATGCATCACCTGCTTTATACCCCGAATAACCTAAAATTCTACTAACATATAGTTGATTGGTTTGTGTTAAAAATGATTTGGCGATATAGTTTAGTTCGTACTTTTGGTATCCTGTTCCCTTAAACTTTTCAGTGTTAAGTCCACCAAAGTAACTAATAAACTCATCGTAGTTAGAGATAAATACAGGTTCAAACGCTGGTCCTTTAGGAGTTTCCCCCAACAACCCCAACGTTGTAACACCTACTTGTCTCGTAACAAATGTTAAGTCCTTTTCTGATGTGAATACACCTGGACTTACAAAAATTCTGTCTGTTGATGCCATTTAATTTTATTTTTTAAACTTTTATTATTAATTTCTTTTTATAATAAATATGCAGTTATTTTTGAAAAATTTTATTTTGTTGTTTTACAACAAAAAATAGTATGAATTTTATCATACTTTTGTCATACTTTCATATTTATATAATATGAAAAGGGATAAAAACTTAAAAATTACACCACAAACCCACAAACTTTTAAAAGAATATTGTGAAAAGAATGGTTTGAAGATGTTTGCATTTGTAGAAAAATTAATTAAAGAAACTTGTAAACCTAAGACTGATATGTATGGTGACCAGATTAACTAGTAACTGTTTTATATCCATATGCAGTTCCATTAAGACTAGATAGTTCAGATACAATAAAATTTAAATCATCTCTAATTTTAAAAACTAATCTTTCTTTTTCATTTTTCTTTAGTCTTAAACCTCCCCTATATTCTGATTCGTAACCATAGTTGGAAAACTTTAATATGAAGAAGTATCCACGATCATTATTTGAAAATGTTTGTACAATCTCAAAAGCTTCATTTGAAGTCAAACCAAATTCTGGATTCATATTACACATTCTTAGTAGCTCAAAATTTGAATTTAAATTATCCCCAATAAATATTTCACCGTATTTTGAACTTTCGTAAACTAATTGACATCCATTTGATAATGTTCCGTTTATTGCCCCAAACTCAAATAAATCAATAACATTTGTTTCTGCACCAATAAAAAAAGAAACTGAATTTATAATAATATCATAATCATTTTCCGATTCTATATAAAATTCTTGTACAGTTGTCGACCCATCTACTTTCATATCAGTAGTAATACCATCATTGTTTAATGTTAGTGGTTGGACGTATATTATATTTTGTACTTCTTCCCCTACTGGTGGAAAAGTAGAGTCAATCTCAAATAATAACCCATCTTTATTTACACTTGGAGATAAGTTTTTATATAGAATTTTACCATTTCTAGACATAATTAAGTTAAAACTCTTCTAAATCCGTACGCGATTGCATTAAATCCAGTTAAATTAGCACTAGGAGTTAAATTATCATTAACCTCTAAAACTAATCTATTTAATGTCGCTGATGTTAATTTTAACCCCCATTTAAATCCAAAGTTTCTAAAATCAAATACTGGAATGAATGCTTCGGAAGTACCAACAACGTTATTTGCTAAAAAAGCTGAAGCTCCACCACCAAAAGATGGGTTACCTTGACACAATCTTACAAACTCAAAGTTTGACACAAGGTTGGCTCCAATATTAATCTCACCATTATTATCTTCATAATAAAACCTACATCCATTTGTTAGTGCAGCTAAGTTGGCAAATTCGTTTAACGTAGCACCGGGACCCGCAATAATAAACGAAACTGTTGTGATATAAATGTCTACATTTGGTTCTGCTTGTATATAGAATTCTTGTGGTGTTGTAGAACCATTAACCCTCATATCAGTTGTTGTTCCATCATTGTTTAATGTTAAAAATTCTCGATATACAGTAATTTTTGTTTCTTCATCAGTTGGGGGATAGGGAGCCTCTTGTGTATATAAAAAACCTTGTGGGGATACTTTTGCTAAATATCCGTTACCTGAACCATCTTCTATATTTGTTCTAATTGACATATTTTATTAATATTGTTCTATGTATTTAATTGTTCTAGTACCGAACTGTACTGGCATATTAGTATTACCTGCTGGTGGTGTGACTGTGACTACTAATGAAGAACCTTTTTCTAAAACTAAATTTGCATCTAATTGATTAAATTGTCCTATTGGGAAAGAAAGTGTTGCCGCTAATGAACCACCTGTCACAGTAGAACCTTCTGCACCATATTCAATATCGGCATCTAATGTATTCGAAGAACCAAAGTTTTGATTTAAAGCAGGAATTGCAGTACCACTAGATATTGAAGTAGGGTTTCTATACCAATTAACCCTAAACATATTAGGTGAACCACTTGCCGTAGCTTCAGCAATTAAAAAGAAAGATCCCAAAATTAACTGAGAGTCTTCGTTATTTTTAATATAAATTAAAGCACTTTCACCTGCGGTTGTTGCGGTTATAATAGGGGTACCAATAAAAAAGGCTTCACCTTCTTCCGCTGCGTTTTGGAAAAGTGTCTCACTAATATTCCTAACTAATAATCTATTTGTTCTATCGACACCCGCTGAGTTACCTTTACCCGTTCCGTCTGTTATTTCAAATCCCATTTTATTTTATTTTTAATTTTTTATTATGTTAAATCGGTTGTTAATTTATGTAAGTTTATACCAACACTTATATCAATACTAGTATTACCAGGAGGTGGTGTTATAAATACACCGATACTTGATCCTTTAGGTAATATGGTTGAAGCATCTTCTGAGGTTAAACTTTCAGTTGGTGCTACAGTCGCTAAATAAGCAGAACCACCAGCTAATAAAGCTCCTTGTTGCCCAATTTCACTATCTGAATCAATTGTGTTAGAAGAGCCAAAATTTACGTTGTTTATTGCCAATGGATTTCCAGTACCACTAACCATACTTGTTGGGTTTTTATAAATAATACCTGTGACAAAATTTTCAGTACCACCAACACTCTTTTTAACCCCAATTAAAAATCTTGTTATTACTAAATCTACATCTTCATTATTTTTAAAATATAATACCGCACTTGTTCCTGATGTTGTTAAATTAACAAAACCAGTACCTATGATATATGCCTCACCTAAAAGAGCTTCTTCTTCTCTTTCACTTCTTGTTGTTGACTCCACAAAAAGTCTATTAGATTTACCTACTCTAGCTCTTCTATTACTACCTGTTCCGTCTTGTATTTGAAATCCCATATCTATTTAATTTTATCCTGTTGCATCATCATACCACCAATGTGTTACAACTAACGCTTTTGTTGATGTAACCCCTGATGGTGGTGTTATTCTAAACCCAATTGATGTACCTTTTGGTAGTCTTCTACCTAATGGTAAAATAATTCTATCAATAGATTGTTTAATTGGTTGTGCAGCACCAGTACCATTAGTTATTGTATCACCCTCGACACCTCTGTAATTAGTTGATTTTGGTGTATTAGCCGAACCATGATTAGAATTAGAAACACCCGCATTTAATTGATTTGTAATTGTTGTACCTTCAGTTGGGTTTCTCAATACTGTAAATGTCCAATCTTGATCAGATGCCGCACCAATCGCACTACCTAAAATAAGTACACATCTATCTAATACAAAATCTCTATCATCATTGTTTTTAATATATAGTACACCTGTTGTTGTTGCACCAGTAAAAGAAACGGTACCTGAAGCAATTTGATACCCTTCTCCTTTTGTAATTGCATTATCTTCTTCACTAATAGTTACCGCCTGTACTAAAGCTCTATTTTCACCAGTTACTTTTAATTTTACTTTAGTACCTGTCCCGTCTTGTATTGTTGTACTCATAATTTAACTTTTTATTCTCCTGTATTAAATGATTCTGGTTTATATCCTTGAAAACCTGTATAAATTTCTAATGGTTCAGCACCATTTGGTATATATGTGACTGCTAATGACGCACCCTTTTTCAATGAAAGATAAACCGTACCAAACGCTCTTCCTTCCTTTGGATGTGTCTGAAATAAAACAGGAGTCCCAACACCTGTTACTGTTTTATTTGGACCCGTTGCTTTATAAACTGTTAAATCAAAAGTTTCACTAGAACCCCCTTGTCTATTAACTATTTCTACAGGACTTGCATCTGAAATTAAACTTCCTCCAGTTGGGTTGTAATAAACACTTAATAATGGACCAACACCAAAAGTAGTTCCAGATGCACCCGCAGTTCCAACAAACCAAGCGCCCAATACTATATCAGTATCTTCATTATTTTTAATGTATAATATTGCGTGTTCTGTTGTAGAACCAGTTGTTATAGAAATAAATTGTGTGTTCACATTAAATGAACGTCCATTACGAACTGAGTGTTCAAACTCATCTTCTGTTACACCCCTCATAAACAAACGGTTATCTTGATCTACTTTTGCAGAAAACCCTTGTCCTGAACCATCTTCAATTGTTGTTGCCATAGTTTTTTATTTTTAATCTAATTCATCATTTTCAAAAATGTTATCATCTATAATCATATCATTTTCGTGTGCTTTATACATATTACTAATTCTTAATTGATGAATTAGTTTTTGTGTTAAACTTATTTGGTTTAGTAATATACTTTCTTGATCACCTAAGTTTTCAACAATTACATTTAATTCACCTGAAGTAGAACTTAAATCTACTAACTCACCATATGATAATATTTGTTCTGCCATATCTTATAATTATCTTTTTGCAATTAAAATTATTGTTAAAGTTCCATTACCCGCATCAATTAAATTTATTCTAATGTATTTACCACTAAAATCATTTTTTTGTATTGTTAAGGTACCTGAACCACTATCTAAATTATAAACTGTATCATTTATTGGTATCCAATTGACGTTATCAGAACTTTGTTCTATAGTAAATCTATTAGACCCACTTAAACCAGTAGTATTAATTTGAAAAGAAAATTTGTTGTACTCCGCAATATTAACACTAGTGAACGCAGTTAAACCATTACCTAAATTATAATTATTAGCTAAAGTTTGTTCTACGTAGTTTCTTTGTGGTAAAAATGCCATCTTTTCTATCTTTTTAAATAAATATCAAGTTTTCTTGATTTGTTATCATTAATTACATTTGCCACCATTGTCCTGTACCTGTATTAACTAATATAACCGCCCCACCATCAGCGGATAACTCAAAAGAAGAAACTACTGATGTTGTTATTATGGTATCTGAACCTGCCGCCTGTATTGTTATTGGATTATTAAATGAATTAACCCCAATATCTTTTATATCATATCTTAATCTTCCTGAAGAAACAGAATCAGGTAAATAAAGTGTTACTGTATTAGTAGAACTATCTATACCAATTACATCGTCAGTTGTTGTGGCGGAGTAAGTTGTTCCTGTAACTGTTGTAATATTATTACCTATTGTTTTAACATCTCTATATTCTACATCACCTGTAGAAGAATTTCTACCTAAGATTTGTATTAAATCATTATTTTCTGTAGGTGTTGTTGTGATAGTAATAAAATCTGCAGATACACCGCTAAATACTGTTAAACCACTACTAATTATGGTTGATCCTGTTACTATTAAGTTACCATCATAATCTAAGTTACCTACAACAAAAACATTACCTGTAACTTCTAAATCACCATCTAAACAAGTTTTTCCAGTGACTGAAAGAGTACATCCAGTTCCTCCTGTGGTTATAATATCTACATTACCATTTGTTGTAGTATTACCATTTTGTAAAGTATTACCTGTGATATTAAAATTACCTATTTGTGTGGTATCACCATAAATTGTTAACCCACTAAATGAAGGTGTATTTGTTTTATCCCAAGTTTGATTTGAATTATTCCAAAATAAAATATCTAAGTTATTTTCTGTACCTGCGGAATAGTTTACTTGTTGTATATCATATAAGTAAGGATATCTATTAGGTCTAACGAAAATAGAACCATTAGCATTTGCGTATATAACAATAGCTATTTCTATTTTTAAATTAGGTGCTTGTGGTTCTACTTTAGTAAGTCCACCAGGAATTGTAGGTGAAACCCAAAGAATGTCACCATCATTCCAAACCTCACCATATGGTGTACCTGTGGTGTTAATTCCCCTAACTAAACCAAATTCTGTTACATAACCATCATCACCATTAATAATATCTTCTGTTGCAATACCCAATGTAAATTTAGGAGGTATTGTACCATCCGCAATCATATATTCACCTAATATCCTACCTGACGCACCTAATGTTCCTGCCGCTCTAACAACTCTACCATTACTAATTGTTGCACCACTTTGATTTTTAATATAATAATATTTTTCTAAACCAATTTGTTGAACAACTTGTCCACCATACATTCCTAATGAAAGTGTACCATTATCATCATCCCAATAGATTCGTCCTTGTTGATCGGTAGGTAATGAAGCACCTATATTTCTAAAATCAATATAATCTGTAAATAAAGAGGTTCCTGAGACATCCACCAAATAAGTGTTACCTGTAACATTTAAATCACCATTAACTGTTAATCCACTAACTTCATTAAATGTAACACTATATGTATCACCATTATTTTCTACAATGGTAAATGTGTTATTATTGTTATAGGTAAATCCTGTTATAAATGTATCTGTGTATGGTATAGAATATGTAGATGGTGAAACATCTTGACTATATAATAAGTTTATTAATCCACTATTTGTATTATCCGTTGGTTGTGTTAATGTACCCCCTGTTACATAAGTGTCATTTAAATCTAAAGAAGACATATCGACACTAAAAGAAGGGAATCCATTTGCCCCTGAATATGAAATTAATGCAGTACCATTATCATATGTACCACCAGTGACATATCTATTATTCGAATTAAAGTATCCTAAATCAATTAAAGATCTATCAGTGTAGTAAGGTGAGTAGTCTGAACCATATGTTAAACCACCAAACGCGGTTTTATTTGATGATAATGTCGCAAAATCTGTGTTGTTTACAGTAAACACAGTACTGTCACCACTACCATCCCATCTCATCTGAACTGATGTTCCACTAGTAGTGAACTCAATAGATGATATCTCACTTACACCTGTAGAGTAAATTTGTCTTGTAGAACTATTACCCATTTCGATATCTCCATTAACTGTTAAACCTGTAACAATATTAATAGAAGTACTAATATCTACACCGTCATTTCTATTTAAAGTAAATGTGTTAGCGTCATTATATGTGAATCCAGTTATGAATGTATCATTTAAATCTAATGTACTTAAATCTACATTATATGATGTACCATCATTTTTATCAAATGTTATTAAGGCAGTACCATTGTCATAAGTTCCACCAGTAGTAAATGTATCAGTTACTCCTGTTATATTATAAGAGTTAAATCCATCATTACCTACAATTTGTATAGTTTGATTATTATCGTTATTTGATGAACTTTGTGTTACAGTACCGCCAGTACTAAATGTATCATTAACGTCTATTGTAGATAAATCTAATGTATAAGAATTTCCATCGTTTCTTGTAAATGTCGCCAATGCAGTACCATTATCATATGTAGATCCAGTTGTAAATGTGTCAGTTACTCCTGTTATATTTACAAAATTACCATCGTTTCTTAGTAAAGATATTGTGTCTGTGTTGTCAATGTAGGTACCTGCAATAACATAAGTGTCTTCAGAATCAATAACAATAGTATCACCACTTAAATTTATTGTTGTGTTAGTACCACCACTTAAAGAATGAAACTCAAAGTCATTCCCTACTTTTTGTTTAAACACACCTTGTCCTATCCCAACATTTGATGCGGTATTATTTTGTGCACCTAATGAGAATAAAACCCAACCACACTCTTTATTGTTTCCAAATAAATCCCCACCAGTTTCGTATTCAACAGGTATTGTAAACCAACCTGTATTATCGATAGTTGCTGCACTTACACTAAATAGAACTACTTTAGAAGCATCATCATTTTGTTGTATGTAGATATTGTCACCAACCTCTAATGCGGATAAAATAAAACTACTATCAATATTATTATTTGTGAAATCACTTACATATATTTCTGTTACCGCACTTAGAACACTATTATTTAATCTAAAAAATTTAGAAGATGGATCAGCTTCTGTTGTGTTAGAACTAAATTTCCAAGGTAATGAAACTGATGCACCACCCCCACTCACTATAGTATCAATAGTAATAGAGTTACTACCATTATCTGTTAAAGTTATATTTGTTCCTCCACTAAGTTGTAATACTTTTTGTGAATCGTTTCTTGTGATTTCTAATACATTAGAAGTTACAGATGATCCTGTTACAAACGTATCTGTTATACCTGTAACATTGAATGTTCCACCGCTAGTATTTGTAAACGTAATAGTGTCTGTAGACTCATTATAAGTACCACCAGTCACATATGTATCAGTAATACCTGTTAAGAAACCACAAACATCGAAGGTTGTACCACTATTTGTTGTGAATGTAACACACCCATTAGATGGGTTATATGTTCCTCCCGTTACATTTATGTCATTATCTGAAAATAACGCTGCAGAATTTGTTACAGTAAATGTACCTCCAGTATTATATGTAAATGTTAATTGTGAACTTGCAACATCTGCGTTACCGCTAACTACAAATGTATCTCCACTTACTGAACTAATTAAAGAACTTAAATCAACATCAAAAGTAGTCTCAGAAGAATTACCTACAAAGTTTATTTCATTTGTACCAATATTATATGTACCACCACTAACAAAATTATCTGTAACTCCTGTTATATTTACAAAATTACCATCATTTCTTAATAGAGATATAGTATCTGTAGAGTCAGTATAAGTTCCTGCGATTACGAATGTATCTGTAATTCCTGTAACATTAAAAGTACCCCCACTATTATTGGTAAAAGTAATTGTATCAGTATTGTTATCGAAAGTACCTCCAGTAACAAAGGTATCTGTAGTTGTAATACCGCTTAAGTTAGAACCATCACCATAATAAGTAATTCCTGATAATACTGAAATTGTAGACGTTAAATCAACATTATCATTTCTAGATATTGTAAATGTATTTACATTATCATACGTAAAACCAGTTACAAAAGTATTTGTGTCAGGTGTAATAGTATTTACATCACGATATTCTACAAGTCCTGTTGAGCTATTTCTAGCTAATATTTCTGTTGCACTATTATTTAAATTTGGTAAATTTGTTAGTGTTATTGTTGTAGCGCTTGTTTGTTTTAATATTGTATCTCCTGTTAATACATCAATTCCTTGTTGGAATATTGCAGTGTCATTAATTGTTATTGGTGAGCATCCATATATGTTAGATGTGTAAATTCCTGTACAAGCACTTAGAGGTCCATTTACAGTTAATCCACTTAAAACAGATAATTGACCATCTACTATGGTGTCATCCATAATTCTATTGGTATAACCTTGATTACCTATAAGAATTTCATCGTTTGAGTATACCCCTATTAATTGTACATTTGTTCCCCCAGTACTTGTTCCTTGTAGAAAATAATCATTGTCTCTTAACCCTATTGTTCCATTGTAAACATCTAGTGAATTATTAATAGATGTTAGACCACTTATGTTTGTTGTACCTGTGACTAATAAATCTCCATTTATTGTCAATCCTGACATTGTACCTATATTCGTACTAAGATTAACGTCATCGTTTCTTCTAATAGTTAAATTGTTGGAATTGTCATATGTGAATCCAGACACAAAAGTATTAGTGTCGGGAGGTATAATTACATCAAAAACAATTTCATTAGTATTAGGGTTAGATAAAGTAACATTTGTACCACCACTTATTTTTAATACATCAAAACCATCATTTCTAGATAAAATAGCCTGATTAGAACTAAATGTTGTTCCTGTCACAAATGTTGTTGATCCTGTAAAAAGAGAAGAAACGTCTCTATATTCTACAGTACCACCAGTATTTATGACAAGTACTCTATCTAAACTATTATCATTAGTTATATTATTAAATGTTAAACCATCTAATAATATCATTCTATCAGTAACTGTAATTGGTGAACAACCCCCTATAAATGAAGTGTTAATAGTAAACCCACAATTATCTATATTTGCGTTAAAATTTATTGTATTTCCACTACATGCATATATGTTGTTAGTGTAGAATCCTGTACAAGCACTAAGTATGTCTTGCTCTACTCCTGTTACTATATAATTTTTCTTTATGTTAGAATTGTCACAACTACTCATGATATCGTTCCAGTTATTTCTACATCAGATGATAAATTACCATCCACTTTATTTACTTTAATATATAAATCATCACCATTATTTACTGTAAATGGTAATGTTTTTGTTACACCATTGACTTTAAATATTACTGAACTTGCGTTAGTAAAATTAGAATCAGTATAAGTTGCACTTACTTCTATTGGGATAGTAACACTACTAACCCCTCTATTAAATAAAACGTTGATACAAATACCTTTGTTTTGGTTATCAACGTTTATTTGATATGGTGCCCTATATAATTCCTCACTAATCTCATAAAATTGTATACCTCTACTAACTGCAGGTGTAACAACAAAGTCTTCTTCATCTAATAAATACCCCATCATTTTGATTGTGAACAACTGAACGTAATATTTTCTTTCATCTAAATTAGTAATTTGACTCTCATCACCGATACTATCTAAAATTAATGGTATCGGATGTCCATTAACCCTAATATATTTTTCTAATGATGAAAATGATGTCAACATTTTTCTGTTCATTACATTTAAGTCTCTCATTCTATTACAGAATAATCTAACTTCATACATTATGTCTACAGATATAGGTTGTGGTATTTTATATATGTCATACCCCTTCCTATTACCGTCCCAAGTGGGTATCTTCATATATGTGAATGTTGGTCTACCTGGTATATTAAAAGATCCTGCATAGTTTGTTCCTTGTTGTGCGTCAGGTTTTCTTACTATTGTTATAAAAGGTAGTTTAACATTTTTATCTATATCAGAATATTGCCAAGTTTTAGAAAATTCTGCCCACCTTTGAGCAGAAAGGAATATAATAGGAACTTTTTCACCCGCTAAAGACAAATCAATATCGTTAGTAATATAATTTATCATTTCACCATCCATATCTTCGTGTAAGATACCTTTAGGTAAGTACGTACCTTTATTGGCTATATCGTCTAAGATACTTTGTCTTTGTTCAAACCCTTGTTTATGTGGGGTTATTTTTAAATCTTTTCTATAGTTCTTTGGTAATCCCATTTTATCTTCCGTCAAATTCGTCTAAGTCAGTTGGTACACAAGTTATAGTTCTATAAAATCCTTTATACCCTACTATAGTATGTGCATTATCTGCGTTTACTCTACCATCATTAGAAACAGTAAAATATTTTATTTTTGTTTCAGTTTCGGGATAACCTATATAATCACCATAACTAATATCTACACCTAATTCATCTAATTGATCCTGATAAACACCAATAGTGATGTTACCACGTTCTAAATATCTCATAGAACCATCAGAATTATAATTTTTGTTTGTTGGTGCTGCGTAATTAAAATTAACTGGAATTTCCACAGGAGGTTTAAATCTTATTTCTCCTTTACCCGTTTCACCATATATATCATCATTGGTTATTTGTTCCCTATCAACTTGATAAAGTATCACCTTTATGTTGATGTCTCCCTCCAACCATTCCCTACCAAAACCTATTTCTAATTCGAAATCTTCCGCAGAAAAAAACTTATTTAGACGTTCAATAGGTACTCTTCTTTGTTGTGTCATATTTCTTTTATAGATAAATATTTATTTTTAGGAAAAAAATCCTTATAATTATAATTATGTTGGATGTTAAGGATATTAAAAATCTTGACTGTGAGGATTTACTTGTCACATATGAGGGTAATAACCCCTATATAAAGTATATGAAAAAAAAGTTTCAGACAGAAAAAAAATATTTTCTTACCAATAATCAATCAAAATATATTAAAAAATATTTTACATTTGAACCTAAAACTCTTAATAAGGTAATTGAGTTAACAAATTATTTTGCGGAGGAATTAAAAGAAGAACACAAATTAAAAATACTACCAAAAAAAATATTTGCAGAGACCTTATTGGCGGAATCAGATAAAGCAATTCATGTAATCTGTAAATTATACAAAAATCAAAAAGATGTTAAATTAATTTGGGTACCTAAGACACAAATATTAGATGATATACATTATGAAGATGTAGAGGTGGATATTGACTTTGAAAAGTATCAAAAAATAGATAAAAGGGGGTGGAAGGCGTTTAAACATCAAGAAGATGGTATAAAGTTCTTATTAAAGAATAAAAAATGTATTTTGGCTGACGACATGGGGTTAGGTAAAACTTATCAGTCCATTGTAGCTGCGTTAGAAAGTGGTGCGGAAAGAGTTTTAATTATTTGCCCTTCATCACTTAAAATAAATTGGATGAGGGAAATAGAAAACTTTTGTAGTAAAGATGATGTCTCTATCATTACAGGAAATTACTGGAACCCTAAAAGATTTACAATAGTTAATTACGATATACTTAAAAATTTTCATACTGTAGAAGAAAGAAATAAAAAATATGAAGATTGGGAATTAATGAGAGATATTGTGAACTTTAAACCTGATCTGTTAATATTAGACGAGGCTCACTATATAAAGAATCATAAAAGTAAAAGGGGTGCAATTTTAAAAGATTTATCTAAAAATTTCGGTTGTGACAATGTTTGGTTGTTAACTGGTACTCCTATCGCAAATAGACCTATGGATTATTATAATCTTCTTTCTATTATCGATTCACCGATAACCAACAATTGGGTACATTATGCAAAAACATATTGTGACGGTATGAGATTTAGAAAGGGTGGTAAATACGTTTGGGTTACAAAAGGTGCATCAAACTTAGACGAATTAGCGTCAAAGACTAAAAGAACTATTCTTAGAAGAAAGAAAGAGGACGTATTAGATTTACCAGAAAAATTAATCACTCCTGTTTATTTAGAATTAGAGAACGTTGTTGGTTATAAATCTGTGTGGGAAGATTATTTAGAAAAAAGAAGAATAGATGGTAAGAAGGGTAATCCTGCGAAAGACTTAGTAGAGATGACACTACTTAGAACTTTTGTTGCAATGGAAACTGTACCATACTCAATAGAAAAGGCGGAAGAGGCATTAGAATTAAATAAAAAAGTTATTATCTTTTGTAACTTTAATGATGAAATGGATGCGTTTATTAGACACTTTGGTAATAAGTGTGTTTGTGTTAGAGGTGGTATGACAGATAAACAAAAACAATTATCTGTAGATAGATTTCAAGAAGATGATAGTTGTAAAGTTTTTGTGGGACAGATTAAAGCTGCAGGTGTAGGATTAACACTAACCAAAGCGGAAATAGTTATTATGAATTCATTAGATTGGGTACCTGGTAATCACGAACAGGCGGAAGATCGTGCTTATAGGATAGGACAAAAAGAAACTGTTAATATTTATTATATGTTAATGGATGATACTATTGATACTTTAGTATGGGATATACTAAATGAAAAGAAAAAGATTATTGGAACCATTATGGGGGAAGATGATATAATTACAGAATTTTTAAATAAAATAGACAATGAAAGTTAAAGTATTTTCGATGAAAGGTTGTCCACATTGTGATAACTTAAAAAATCAACTAAGAGAGAGTAATATCGATTTCTTAGAATTAGATGTTGATGAACATGAAGAATTGTATGAAAAATTTTCTAAGAAAGTGGATAATGAATTTTTACCTGCAATTATGATTGGTAAAACTGCCTTTGTTCCTGATAGATCATTCCAAACGATTAATGAAGCGGTAGACTTAGTTAAGAAACACCTTCAGGTGCTTTAGTGTCGTGATCACCATTTAGATTAAAATTCCAGTTTTCGTTACTATTCTCATCGATTGCGTCACCTAACATATTGATAACTTTTTCATGATCTTTATCGTTGATTCTAGCAGAGAAAGCCTCTTGCCTACCATAATCAGTCATTAATGTATTTCTAACTTTTTCTAATTGATTTCTAAGTTTTTTGCTTTCTACATTCTCTAATGCAGACTCAACATCTCTTAAAGCAGAAGAAAGGTGATTTAATGCCTTTCTAGCCAAACCTAACGCAATCTCATCTTTTGCGTCATATACATCAGTACCCTCAAAACCATTAGGATTGTTTAATGGTTTATAACTATGGCTAGTTTCTTCTTTTAAAATTCTTTTAATTATTTTTCTCATCATATTTTTCTTCTACCTTTCATATAAATATCGTAGTCATTTTTAAATTCTCTTGGTTGATTGTGCCAACCGTCCCCCTCATCTTCAAAGTCTCGTTCTCTTTTATAATTACCTTTACTGTCTACACTAACCAAATCTAATTCTTCGCTACTATTAAAATTATATTTATCGTTCAAACCTCTAATTTTACGAACATACTCAACTGTCAGTTGTTCTATTCTTAATTTATATTCTTTTGTCAATTTCTCTGCCTCCTCACTAAAACCTTTTACATCTTTAACTGCCTCTTTAACATCTACATATTCATATCTATCACCCCTACCTAATATCTTACCTTCCTTATTATAATAACTTTGGTGCCTGTCACCACCAAGATCATCTAAAATTGATCTTTGGTAGTCTTTATGTGCGTCATCCCCAAAATTACCATGTCCTTTTTTATCTACATCCTCAACCCTCATATTAGCGAACATATTCCAATGTTCGGGATTAAAATAAAAAATAATCTTTTTACCAATCTCAGGTATATATGCCTCCCAACTATATTTTTTATGTGCAACACGTAATTCAGTGGCAGGTGAAACACTTATTTCTGGTGAAGTTAAATCATCATCGTATTTATCTATTTCATCGTCTGTGACCTCGAGTAATATTTTTCTAATAAGATTTTTCATCATTTAATAAATATTAAGATATTTATAAATAAACATTTTACTATGCCAAATTCTTTAAACGATAATTTAAAAGAGGAATTATTTACTCAGATAAAACATAGATTAGGTGCACCTATCAGAAAAATTGAGTTGGATTGGGATCAAATGAACTCACTATTAGACACTGCAGTTGAAGATTATGCACAAAGGGTACAAGATTGGTTAATTGAAAATCAATGGTCATCATTGTTGGATAAAGATGCTACTAAAGTAGATATCGCATTTGCATTGACTACAAGATCATTAGATTTCGAAAGTAACTTTTCATACGCATATTCTAAACAAGTGGGTTTACAACAGAGAGGTCCTTGGGAATTAAAGAAGGATTACGTAACCATTGTTAAAAACCAACAAGTATATCAAATACCGAAAGGAAGAGAAATAAATGAAATATTATGGATTACACCTAACTCTACAGATCACGCACTTTATTCATTTGCAGGATTTGGTGACTACGGTTTTGGTGGTGGATTCGGACAAGTACCATACGCAGGATGGGGACAAGGTGGTGGATTAGGAAATGGTGGGTTCTATATCGCACCAGCGTTTGACGTATTATTAAGAGCACAAGATTTCAGTCTTAAGTCTAAACTATTAAGAAGTGAGTTATCGTATAAAGTAACCGCAGGACCTAATGGTACTAGATTATTACACCTTATGCCTATACCAGGAAGTAGATTATCTTTCGCGGGAGCGGGATTAGTAAATAGTCAAATTGGACTTGCAGGAACTAAAGTATGGTATCACTATTACGATGTTACTGACGAAAATAAAGATCAATGTTTAACGGATAATCCCGATATTATTAAATTACCAAATGATGTTCCATTATCTAAGTTACAATATTCACAACTTAATGAACCCACAAGAGTATGGATAAGAAGATATTTAACTGCGTTATTTAAAGAAGCATTAGGTAGAGTAAGGGGTAAGTTTCAAGGGGCATTAAAAGTACCAGATGCAGAGTTAACTATGGATTATGATAGTTTACTTAATGAGGGTAAAGAAGAACAACTTAAATTGTTAGAACAATTAGATCTTAGATTAGAAAGATTAAATAATGTTAAACAATTAGAACAAAAAGGATTAGAGGCGGAGAACCTAAACAAATCATTGAGTTATCGACCTTTGGGTCTTTACGTCATATGAGAATTCATCATCTATTCCGTAATCCTCAAACATATATGTGGGAGAGATACCGATCTTATTCCAAAATTCTAATTCTTCATCTGTGATAGTTAGTAATTCATCTAATTTATCTTGATCAGTATCTTTAAATGGTTGTCCCGATGTTAATTCTAATTCTTGACGAGTATAGTATTTTCTATCAGAAGGATTAGATACTAGTATTTCATCTCTAACTGATGGGTCAAAACAAACTAATAAAGGTTTTACTCTTTTATTAAAAGCATCTAAATATCTATCTACATTATATTCACCTGTTGCGTTAGGATCGTTTTCTATAAGATTATTAGGTATTAGTTCACAATTAAGTGCAACTACAGACTCTCCTAAAGATTGTCTATACGCCATATCTGTAGGTATACCTGTATTCGCCTCTTTATTTTTTGCGTCACTACGAACCCAGTTATCATCAGACCAAGACATTTCCCAACCATTCTTAAGTAAGAATCTTTTTTTCTCTTCGTAGTTATCATTTTCAGAAAAATACATCTCTATTTGGTTATCGTTCCACCCCTTCTTAGGTTTATTAATTTTTTGTACATCACCATGTGATTTCTTTGTGCCAGTATTCACATAGTATATTGTATCACCTAAATCCACATTTAACCCCTCACTAATAATAAGTTCCATATGGGCTTGCATTGCCATCGCACCGCCAGACTTATTAGTAGTATTCATCTTATTTTTATATTCTTCCACACTAATTCTAACTCTGGCTTTATTGGCAATCTTTGATAATGGTATTTCTTGATTATAAATCATTTCTACTGTTTCATAATATTCATTTACAAAACCATATCCGTCACCATCTAATAGTAGTCTAATACCTTTATCTATAAAATCTGCAATGTATGTTGGCATCTTTTTAGATTTAATGGAGTTACCTACTAACTTAACTTTACCATCTATTAAGTCTGCGTAATTTTTTCTTGCGAGGTTAATTGTTGCTTGACATATTTCATCTACATCTAACCCCATAACACCCTTCATATATTTGTCATTGTACTCGGCAACAACTGCATTCATACCTTTATATGTTTTACCTAATTTATTGAATCTATGATTACCATTTGAGGTATAAACAAATCTATCAACATTGTTTGGTACTGAGAAGTTGAATCCATCCGTATCACCTACTAAGGGTCTAAATCCTTTTGCATTAAAGAATCTAATCATATGTCTAAGGTATTGTCTCGCAGTACAAGTAATCTTTTCTCCCATATCAGTATCACCCCAAGGGAATACATTAGGTGCGGATATAGAACCGAACATACCATTGTTAAGAATCTTTAAAGGTAATTGTTTTTTATCATAATACGCAGATTTAACTTTATCCCCTTTCGCCGCATATTCATTCTTAAGTTCTTTGTATTTGTTACGATAGTCATAGTTGTATTGTAATAATCCTCTCATTGCACCCATTACATCACAATCTGTAAATACATCGTGTGTTAATTGTATTGACGGGTATAGAGACGCAAAGTCAAACTTAACTACATTTTGACTATATCCTACTTCTAATAGTTTTGATAATCCACCGATAAATCTTCTATTATCTAATGTATGTGGGATAGCAATACCATTTCTATAATACCAACCCAACATAAGAAGTTTCCATGTTGCTGCGGTACCCATAGTAGAAGATCTCATAAATGATGTTGGTAATACTTTAGATAAAAGATATGTTGCCTGATTAAAGATATCATCTACCTTTTCAGTTTCCCATAAATCGTCTATTAAATATCTTTCTACAACATCACAACCTTTTAACTTAATAGTTCCTTCTGGCTGTATATTATCTTTTATAATACCCCATTCACCATTCTCTTCATTTAACCAATAATCGTTTTCCTTATCTGCGTAAGTCTTACCGATCTTATCACCTTGTATGTAAACTCGATTAGGTTTTGCAGCATTAGAATATTTTGTAATGTATTTAAGTCCCGCTTGTTTTATTGAGGAGTTAATTGCCTGTGCTCTACGAACTGCGTGATATACATCCATAATGTTATATCCCCACATATGAGTTTGTTCGTAGTATTCCATCTCTGGACCCATCTTAAGAGTTTGTTTCTTTCTATAAAATGGTATACTTCCTAAAGTCTTTGCAACTTTCTCTATATTAATACCTAACTTCTGACATCTAATAACAAAGAAATACCAGTCAAAGTTCTCTGAGTTATAACCAGATATAATAGATGGTTTAAGGTGATTAATTATTTTAAAGAATGTTGTTATCGCTTCAGATTCTCTCGCATCTAAATCATCATCATTATCACCATCTATAGATAATACGTGTTGGAATCCTCTGTTATCTTTAACACCTATCTGAAATATTCTACATACGTGTGGATCTAAACCTGTTGTCTCTAAGTCGAATGAAAGCCTATGAACATCATCATATTCTTCCATACCTTTAAATAATCTTTTTCCTGTTTGAATTAAGAATTGTTCTGTTGGGTTAATCGCTAAGAAATTATCTCTGTGTTCTTCATCATAAACACCCATCTTACCCTCTTTAAAGAATTTTAACAAATCCCCATATGTTCCTTTACATTGAACTAGTATATTATAACCATTAGAAAGTCTTTTTACGTCATTACCATTCTCATCTTCTGTATTTAAAGGGATAAACTTAACTTTGTATTCCCTCATTTTTTCTTTTATAGTTCTCCTATCTCCATCGTAAAGTTTACTAATGTCAGGAGTTTTCATCCATAAGAATGGTCGTAGTTTATGTTTTTCTATACGTTTACCATTTTCTGGATCATGAATAATAAGATGAATTTTGTTTTCATAATAAGACGACTCAATACCGACTATGTATTTTTGTTCGTCATAACCTTCTAAATATTCTCTGATTTCATCTACAGATGCGGGCATAATTATATTGTTATTGTATTTTATATACAAATATAGTAAATATATTTCGTATTATCAATTATTTAGGACATTAATGTATAACTCATCTCTAATTGGTGCAATCAGAGTTCCTGTCCCATCTAAAAACGTTATTGTAAAATAACCATTATATCTACCCACTCTACTTGTTTGTAATTCAGTAAACTGATATGTGATATAGTATGTTGGAGTTTCAGTGTTTTCACAATTATTAGAAACCGCCATTTCAATATTTGCAGTAGAACACGCAATCCTTTTAACTTTAGTCTCAACATCGTACATTGTAAAGGTTATCGTAGCATTTTGTATTTTTTCGTAAAAATTACGAAAATCATTTCTACCATCATTAACTAATTCCATTTTTAGTTTTGGTAGTGTGCTATTTTTGTTTATAAAAAATTCCATAACATTTAAAAGTCTAATATTTCATATTTTATTTCAAATATTAAATCACCATCCCCTACAGTGGGAGTACTACCTGATATTTTATACACAAGATATATACTTCCATTAATTCCAGTAGCAACATTATTTCCAGCAATTGAAACAATTTCTTCTGTTGTACCTAGTGATACTAAACTTATAAGATTATTAATAGGACTTAATTCTGTTGCAACAGTTAGTACTGGCATAGTATCATAAGCAACAGTTGCATTTTTAAATTTACCAACTAATGTATTTAACCTTAAATATTTTCCAGCACCAACTGGTGGTATTAGTACTTTTACTGTATCTCCAGGTGCAGTACCTAAAAAATCTGCAGCAGTTACGGTTACTGTAGTTTGTAAATATTTACTATCTACTAAATTACCATAAATGGTTGTTGCTGAAATAGTTGTTGCAGATAAAGATTGTGTCGATGTACCTTCATCAGAAGAATTTCTTAATATTTCATTATTTACGTTAGTGTTACTATATAGTGATTTTCCCATTACTCAATTATTTTAAAATTTGTGTCATATATAAATCCTGACACTATAGAAGTATCGGTTACATTAGTTCCATTATCTACATTAGATGTGGTATTTTTAAAATAAATATTACCATCTGCTAAAGAACCAGCATTAAATGCGGTTGCTCCTGAAAAAATATTCTCACCATAAACTTCACAGTTTTTAACATATACTTCTGAGGTAGTACCATCTAATCCAAAGATTGGGTTAGTAGATGTACCTGATAAGGTTTCATCTTTAATTATTTTAACATTATCAAATTCTGCTAATAAATCATTATATATTCCTGCAAATATGTTACCAATTATATAATTACCCATACCAACAACAATATTGTTATCAGTATCACCACCCCTTCTTAATGTACTATTTTTAACTATTAATTTTCTAGTAGAAGAATTTCTAATAAGTAAATTTTGTTTGCTATACATATCACCTTCTAAAACTGTTTTTCTTCCAACACCACCACTTATATTTAAATAAATTACGCCCCCATCTGCAATCATATTTTTTGCTTTAACATATGTGTTTGCTGAAGAACCATAATTAGTAATTAATGCACCATATATGTTATTCAATCCAGTTAGTGTACTATTAGTAGATTCAATTAAATTAACATCCACATAAAAATTACCATCTGCCGTAACTAAATCTGTATTAATCGCTCTATATGTTGTTGTGCTAATCTTATTAGCCTTTAAATAGACATCTCCACTACTATTGTTAATAACAGCACATTGATTAACGCTTGTTGGTTCTTCTAATATTATATTATTTAAAATATTAAAGTTCGCATTAGACGCAGCGAGTGGGTATACACAAACACTTCTACCAATAATATTATCACATATTATTGTTGTTGAGTTTCCAGTTACTGTTGATTGTAATCTAACTGTTTCTGAACTACTGCTCGTAAAGGATTTTAAAGTTTTTCCTTTAATTGTTACTTGTTGATTAGATTGATTCCATAAAACTCTAGAACTACCATTACCATTGATTATTATATCTCCACATTCCATATATAAAGTAGTACCAGTACTTTGTAGATATACTGCATTAGTCGTAATTCCTGAATTTGTACAATTAATATTTAAATAACCATAAATTTCCGCATTAACTGCAACATTATTATCAGTTATAAAAGTATCGAGGTTACCTGAAAATACTACGTTAGGATAACTATAGATTTTTATACCATCCTTTAAAATAATTTTTTCACTGTAGTTACCAGGTCTAATTACAATTAAGTCACCAGTACCTGCGGATACTGAAGCTGCAGAATACGTTAAAAATGGTTTGTTTGCATCATTTAATGAAGCATTAGAATCATCACCATAAAAACTATCAATAAAAATTAAGTTACCTCTGTCTGAAGAAGAACCCGCATTTATTGTTGTTGTTAACGTACCACCCGTAGGGTTTGTTAAAGTTAGTGTGTTTGAAGAAAACGATACACTTTCTACACCTTTACTTTGTAGAAAATATAAGTTATCATCCATATCTTTTATGGTAAGTTCACTACCTTTTTGATTTGGCCCATAAAATCTAGTAATTAATCCCATTTCTTTTTTATTATAAATATAAAATTTTTATTCAAAGTAACCTGATACAAAATTACAAACAACAAATTCATTTACACAATTTGGATAAAAGTCTGTTATTACATTATTAATTTCTTGTCTTATTGTTGTAACATCTAAAGAACAACCATACAATTTAAATTTAGATACTGATCCCTCAAAGGTACCTGCGAAGTTATTTTGTATTACTAAATTTTCATCTTCTACATCTGGGCCATTCACTGTATTAGTTTCTAATAATCCTTGTGTACCACCACCCCAACTATAATTAAATGGAACTCCTTGTTGTTTCTCTCTATGTTCATTTAGTTCTTTAAAAATAAATTCATCGAAATCTTCTATTGTCCACTTAAGATAACCATTCACATATACAGTCAAAGAACCTTTTCTAGATGGTATATAATTTAATTCACACTCTTCAAAATACTCATAAGGTTTAAATCTAATTCCAATATGTGTCCACACATCAGTTTGTACTAAACCACTCATACTATAACATTCAACAATACTAGTTCCTGTAATATATTGTTCAGATACTGTAGTTGCGGTGGTATAACCACTAGTTGATCCTGTGTTACTACTACACCCACAACCACATTGTGTGTTACAATCTACAACTGTAGTTGCGGTAACTGCGGAACAAACTCCTGTCATCGTTATGGTTCTATACCCTATACTCCCATCGTCTGTAATTCTAAATCCTAATGCGTTATTAATAATATCTGCGTTTCTATCTTTTTGTTGTGTTGTTTCTGTAGTTACACCACTAAAACAACAACATCCTGCGGGTTGATAAACTAAGAATGGATTGTTTAATAATTCCGTAGTTGTTTCTTTTGGTGGTGGTAAAGGATACCCCGATGAAGTGGTATATCCTGTTTCACCACTAAATAAATCCCAAAACTTATTTTCTGATCTTGTACCCATATAAAAGAAGAATCCTTTATTATCGGGATACAAATTATTTAAAGTATTACCTGTACAAGATTCAGAACTTTTATTCAACCAAAATGTTGCAGTCCAACCATCTAAACAAGACTTAAGTTCTCCACCCATACCACCTAATCTTTCTGGCAAAATTTCATAGTTGTATGGTGTGGGTTTTCCATCGTTATAACATTGGTACGCTAAATCAGGATTTAAACAACAAGTTTGTCCTGACGGTACTGCTGTATCTCCTGTACACACAGGTGGACAATTAAACCATTCTAAAGGCCAAGTAAACTTATTATCGGTAATTTCCTCAAAGTAAGTTATATCAGATAATTTAAAGAAACCTTGATAAAATCCACCACAAAGTTTTGCGTACCTACCTTCAGTTATTCCTGTAGTTATTTCTATTGGGTATTCATAAGTACATCCTGTAACTCTTGTCATAGAGAATCTTGTATCTGCGGATGTTAATACTAATGTGGAACCTGTAAATGCGGATAAGAAAGTTTGTCCACTTGTTGATTCTGTACAATCGTATAAAATAAATCCATTGTCAATTCCTGTTAAACCAATATCATTTAGTGTAACACCACTACCATTGATTGTTGCACCTGTCCAAGTCGTTAAACTATATAGTGTATCTCCCGAATATGAATTGTCATTGTTTATGTCGATATCTACTAATATACAATCATCTAATATTTGACTATTATTCTGTTCATCTCTACAATCATAACAAAGAAATAAGTCCCAGTAATCACTGTTACTTAATCTCATTTTCATACAATTGTCGAAGTTATGTTGATAAATGTTACTCATTCATTATTAATTAAAATACATAATCTAATGATATTCTACCCCATCCTGTTCCTGTTTTTATATATAGATAAGAGGTATCCCAAGAAATATCACCTATTTCACCATTAGTGTCCGCAGTAGAAGATGGGGTGTAACTAGTTCTAATTCTTAACTGCTGATATCCTGTGGTTCCTATTATATCTAATTTAGATGTTGGTGACTCATTATTAATGCCTATATTACCTCTAGTTGACCCACTACCTTGAATGTAAAGATCTGGAGTTGTTCCGTTTGCGTCTTGTCCTGCATAGAATCTAATATAATCATCAGTACCAGTCCCTTGCGAACTAATTATATTTATACCATTATTAGCATTAGATGAATAAATGAATGAATCCTTTTGTTTACCATATCCTGGAAATCCTACATTATTTTCCCCTCTTACGCCCATAGTAATAGAATCTGTGTTTGGTGATATAGCACCAATTCTAGGTAAATCAGTAGTAATACCACTTATTAGTGCTATAGGACCAGTTGCGTTTTCAATGTCAGTGTAGAATTTACCACTGATATCACTAACTAAAATATCTCCACCATCTACGTGTAATTTTTCTGTAGGAGTCTCTGTACCTATACCAACATAACCTCTTGTTGAACCACTACCTTGTATGTGTATGTCTGGGGTTGTTCCGTTTGCTTGTTGACCAGTGTAAAATCTAATGTAATCTTCTCTTCCAGTACCTGGACTGTTTATTATATTTAACCCATTGATGTCGTTCCCAGCATAAATAAACATATCTCCCACTTTACCATATCCTGGAAATGTAACATCATCCCATGTTCTCATACCTAAAGAACCTCCAGTTGCAGGGTTTGTTAAATATGGTGCAATTGTTACATCATATCTTGGGATATTAGTATTCCCACTTAAGTTAAATCTACCTCCTGCTGAGGTTGTGTCATAGTAAAATGTACTATTAGTACCTAATATTTGAAGTGGGTATTGTGGTGAACTAGTGCCAATACCTAATCTTTCATTAGTTAAATCTATTGTTATACCACTACTAGAACCAAAATAAACGTCACCTTCGTCATTAGGGTTAATAAATAATGGTGAACATGAATGAATATTTTTTATAAATATATCATTAATACAATCTCCTGATGTATTACCTGTGAATGTAAGTCCACTTAATTCTATAGAAGGTACACTTCCGCCCGTATTATAAGTTAAGTCTAATTGTGTCCCATTTAATGTACCACCTGTAACATATGTGTTTGTATCTGCACTGGCGTTTATCACCCACTCAGCTTCACCATTTTCACCAGTTTGTGTTAAAACATAACCTATTGTAGATGCAGACGCACCATTAGTAATTGTAATTTTATTCGTAGTTAACCTACCTTCTACACTAGCATCTTCTTTTGTGGATATATAATCCAATGGGCCTTTATAATCTAAGGTACCAGCAGAGAAGTTTTCTTGTGAAGCAGTTGTAAATCCAGAATATGTAAATCCAGTACCGAATTGACTAACATTAAAAAATGAATATGTGACACTATAACCAGTATATTGAGTGCCAATAACATAATCACCTGTCATACCCGTTTGTGTCAATGTCCAAAACGGACCAACCACTTGTGTGTCTGCACTTAATGGTGTTATTGGTAAAGTTAATCCTGAAGTATTACCACTAAATAATACGTTTGTCCATACAGAACCCGAATACCCACTAAAAATTGGGTTATAGTTTGTTGACCCTGTATTTGCAACGTCAAAGATGGTTGTTCCACTATTACCACTAAATACTGCATCTTCAGAAGATACCACACCTAATGAAACTG